TTGGCTTGTGGCTGTTGTGTCATAGAAAACCTTATGCATCGTTTGTCGAGTAACGTTTCAATATATTCCTGTTGCGCAAATCGCGCTATGCAGAATGTTCATCTTTTCAGGGTCAAAACCTTTTTTTTGCTACATTTGTATAATATGAACTCATAGTTTTTAAAATCGATAAAGATCGTCCAGGAGCGCTTTAAACAAGGGATGAGCGAGATCGAGATAAAGCTTGATTAACAAACTTTAACGAACTTCACAGACCACTTTTGCCCCATCCATGCCCCACGCATAATTATAGTCAGCGCCAGGCTGCATCAGCCCTGTAGGGCAAATCGATAACAAACACGACAGCAGTTTGTTCCCCAAAATTTAAAAACAAGTGGTTCATGCCTTGACAGACAAAACCGCCAAAGCAAAAATACTGTATATTCACACAGTAATTAGCGGAGCACGTATGTTTGTAGAGCTGGTTTATGACAAGCGTAATGTTGAGGGGCTCGAAGGGGCCAGAGAGATCATTCTGGCCGAGCTGACGAAGCGGGTGCACCAGATTTTTCCTGATGCCGAAGTGAAGGTGAAGCCGATGCAGGCAAACGGCTTGAATAGCGATGCCAGCAAAAGCGATCGGGAAAAACTGAACCGCATGCTGGAGGAAATGTTTGAAGAATCCGATATGTGGTTGGTTTCAGAATTCCCGAATGTTCGCCAAGTTGGCCTGTAAATCTTGTTCGGGTAATATTCCCGACGTTTGCTCGGGCATGAACACTGAGCAACCAGCCGCCGCTTGTTCTTGCATACGACGGGCGGCGGCTTCTTCAGCTCACGGATTGAGTATGTCAGCTCTCATCAATGCCTAATTCCCCCACTCACTATCAGCTAATAGCTCAAAGTTTCATGGACCGTTTACAGAAGCACCTACAGATTTTGGTTCCCATCTTGATTTTGTTGTCTAAAAACGTTCAAAGATTTAAGATTAGTCGCATATACATCAGCAACATATGCTTCTTTAGCGAAAACCATTATAGGGTATCGACCTATGGAGCATAAAAGGGAATGAGTTAGATGAGAGTGAAAAAAATCACAGTGATAGTCGCTGCAATACTAGCTATCGCTATTGCTGGCGCATTGATTTGTTATGAGCGTAGCAGCAAACCTGATTATGTGCAGGATGCTGTTTCCCGACTCGGCTCATATCTCGGCAACTCTTACGGCCCTACCGAATGTTCAAGCAAGAGCATTCAAGATAATCAATGGCAAGTAATCTGTATTGTTTCAGATAAAGGGCAGTCCTTTGCATTTACTGTTATGCCTGCCGCACAGGCCCCCTACTCAGTTGCACGTTCATTTTATTTAAAAGTAAATGACGTAAACTCTGCAGAAGTTGCACAATTGGGACTCATGAAATATTTACAAATTGACACGAAATAGCTGGCTATTCGATAAAGTAACTTAGCCCGCTTCGCAAAATTAGGCATGATGGCAGAGCAACCAGCCGCCGCACGTTCTTGCATATGACCGGCGGCGGCTTCTTCAAGTTCCTGATTGCAGACTTTCAACCTTATTATTCAGCTCTTTGATTGCCTGAAGGCAGAGAGCGATAACGCCTGAATATTCCACCGTATAGCTGCGCTTACTGTCATCTCGTTTTCTTGTCAACCGACTGGTGATTGTCACCTCCCCAGCCTCATTAATCTCTTCTAATGACTCATACTGGTCATGATCTTCAAATACTGACCCGACAGCCTCCGGCAGAACTTTGATGAGTTCCTGGGCAATAACCCCAGCAGATGGAAGGCCGCTGTCCTTCCAGTTGAATGTTACCCCGTCTAAAGCCATAACTTTTTCAAGAGCCCCCTCAATGGGCTTTATGTCGTCTTTTTTATCGGCGTCTGAAGTCTGGGTAAGAGATACACAGGTGATATTTCCAGGAGTAGTAAACCTGTCTCCCCGCATTGAGAAATATTTTTCTGTCCCTGGTTTGGCTGCCTGGGTTGTGACGAATACCAGATCACCATAATTTTCGCAGAAGGAGTAGGACATACTATCCAGAGAGCCCGGGTACTTGAACGCAAACACTCCGAAACTGCTGGATTGAGTAATGACATTTACTGCACCAGTGGCATTTAACGAAGATGAAATCGTGCCTCCTGATTTTCCGTCAACAGAATTAAGGCGCGAGTCATCGCCGGCGGCTACCGTTCCCGCAGCTGTTCCAACATTCCTCGTAGCGCTGTTTCCTAAACCGAGGTTTGTGCGAGCACCTGATGCGGTTGTCGAACCGGTACCGCCCTGATTAACAGGCACGGACCCGCCGCTCTTAGTCGCCATATTGTCAGACAGGTATTTCCATGACGGGCCGGTGAAGGTAGTGCCGTCTGGCAGCTTCACTGTGATGTTTCCGGCTGCGCTGTAAACCTGCTGCCAGTTCTGTTTGTCGTAATTCAGTCCACGAAGCGCTTCAGCACTTTGCGCCACCAGCGCGGCAGTTACCATGTTCAGCGCTACGCGGGGGACGGCTGACCAGGCAGCGCCGGATTGCGTTGGCCCGGTAAAGTTGCTGACCAGCGTCAGCTGGGTATTACTGTCGACCGTTTTCACCGGCAGCGTGTAGGGCACACCGCCCACAGTCGAAACAATGAAATCACCTGCGGCGAGTTCGGTTGCGAATGATGTTCCGGAACCGCCAACAACAGCGGACCCGTTTGTCAGGGTGATAGTTCCTGCAGACATATGCGCTCCTTTCGGGCAATAAAAAACCTCGCCGGAGCGAGGTCAAATTTTTGAGGATAAAAACCCTTTTGTGTTTGAGAAAAAACACATCATTAGATTAAAATTCACCCATAACAACAAAAGGGAATTACATGAAAACTCGTCTTTTACTCACAGCCATTACATTTTTTATGTTTGGCTGCTCTGGCCATGAAAAAGAATATAATTTCAAAATGGATTACCCAGTAGATGCTGCACGCTTATCACTTGGTGGTGATATTCACGTCAACATCGACTGTGTAAAAAGGAAAGTTAACGTTATTTCTGATAGCAGCAATGGTATTTTTAGCCGCCATGTTAATAAGCGACTGAGTAGCATTTGCTATAAGAAAGCAGATAATTTTGATGTTGTGTACAGGTTCGAGCCAGTAAAGGGGGTTAAGCAAAACATGATCGCCACGCATTACCCCCGCGTTCCACCGACATCAAATACCGACAAACTGAGCGATGGGGATTCGTAACCCACGCCCCTGAAGTGTCTGGCTCCAGCTGCGCTGATTTTTTGAGATGTATCGGCCCTGCAATTGCGAGCCAGTCCATTTCAGAGCAATACCTGAGTAACCAGTTACCCCTCCATCATCACTTAAGTTTCCGGGGCAGTTATTTACCAGAATCCACGGGGTAAAGCTTAGGTTTAACACAAAGGTATTGTTCTGAAGGTCATAGTTCGCAGGGACATCAAAGAAGCCAACTACCCGGGGCATTTTCGATGCTGAAGCTGCGCTCCAGATGAGGTTTCCGGCACTATCGAAAACATCCAGGTAACCGCTCTGCATTCCGATGTTTCTCGTCGTGCGGATCATGCTGCCAGCATTATCTTCTAGAAGCTCAGCTCCGGGCAAACCATACTTATTCACATCAAGTTTAAGCCATCGCAATGTTCCGTCATTCCAGAATTGTTGCTGGGTGAAACCCAGTGTACTTCCGTCACCGAACGGGCTATCCACGCGGTAAAACCCTTTATCCGTAACAGCGCCAAGCGAGCGCTGATCATAAAAAAGGGTGGACCTGTTTTGTGAGTCAACGAGCAACTTTCCGGCACTGTTGTAAACTTCGAATCCGCTCATTGAAAGTTATAAACCTCAACTGTGAAAGTGAATGCTGGACTGCCGGTGATCGGTAAATAGAATGCAGTGAAGCCGCCATTAAAAGCGCGGCAATAATATTCATTCGCAGTTACTCCCGTAGTTACAATCGTTATAAATGAGCCATCCTGAGTTATACCCGAAAAGTAAACGTCTTTAACCGTTTCTCCGGCTGCAAACGTTACAGAAGTGCTCCCTATATACCTGATTGCATAATCAGTAAGATCTACAGCAATACGCCCTGCACTATCCCAGCATTGCAAACCTTGTGGCATTACCATAACCCCATTCTGACGCGCAGCACGTTGTTGCTGTCGTAAATCTGAATAAGGGTGCTGGATATCAGCATTCTTCCCCCTCCAGCTACGCCGTTAATTTCGAACGTCCCGCTTTTATCAATTCGCCATCCCTGCGACCCTGCAACATAATTGTTGGACTGGATAAAGTTACCGATTTTGGCATTGGTGATCGTGCCATCCTGAATAAACGCTGAGCTGATAAAGACCTGTCCATTAACCACAGCGAACGGCGAATACTGGGTATCTCCACTGCCACTCATCAGCACGAACTGGTTAGCGTTGAAACCTACTCGGGTAACAATCGGCTGCCCTGCCTGCGCCAGAACGGCAATCGACATCCCGGCGTTATACATGATGCCGTTTATCCTCACGCCTGTTTTGAGGGTGTAGATAGCCGAAGCGCCAGAGGCATCAACGACGGCGGTAAGTTTGTCCTCCAGTGCTGCAGTAACATCATCAATCTGCGCCTGCACCTGCGTTGACAGTTCGGCCATTGCATTATCAACTTCAGCAATCGTCGTTTTAACCACCAGAATATCGGCACGCACTTCTCCGTATTGTGCCCACTGGTGCTCAACAGTTCCGTGGTTCGCCAGGGCGTTCTGCAGTATTCCCTCAATGTTGGTATCGATGTCACCGGTTAGGCGCTCCCCGTCGGCAGAGGTTAGGAAATCGTCTGCGATATCGCCCAGATAATCATCGGCGTTATCGTTAGACATCCCCCTGATCCAGTCGGTATACCCAGACTCGTTACCCGTTCTGTCGACCAACTGCGCGCGGTACCAGAATTCCTGCCCTGCTTTAAGGCCGAGCTGGGTGTATTCCGCAGATGGATAAGGCACGTCTGAGAGCAAGAGTGGATCTGAAAAGTCACTGTTGGCGGTGTACTGAATTTCCGTTTTTAGCGTATCGCCGGTGTTTGCCGGGAAGCCCCAGTTAAGACGAATCCCCCAGTTAATGCCCGTGGCCGTGAATCCTACTGGCTTAGGAGGATTGCCTACTTTGCCGGTCAGTGTCTTCTCTTCTGAATATCCCCATCCTGAGGAAATTTCAGCGGCATTAATTGCGCGCACGCGCACCAGGTAGCGCCCGGCATAAATCCCCGGGACGTCAAATGACGTGGTGGAGCTGCGAGGCATGTTCACCCAGTTTCCGTCGTTACGGCGCCACTGCCCCTCATAGGCGATAGCGTTCTGCGCCTGGTCCCAGCTCACGCGCATCGTTTCGACGCTGATATTCTGCTGAACAACAGAAAACGAGCTGATCACGATGTTAGCTGGCGGGGACTGGTTACCAGGAGGTATTACACTTATTGGCCGCTGGTCGATAATTGCACCAGTATCGATACGGGCATATTTATCCGGATCGTGCCATGCTGCGGTAATCGAGAAGGTGCCATCATCCTTTTCGGAAACGCTGATAACACGATACTGCTGCGCATAGAGCTCGTCAGATTCAACCACCCAAACAGCTTCGGCCTGTGGCGTCTCACTGTATGCCGTGGTGACTGTGACTGATTCCCCGTTTACGGCCTGAATGGTCCTGCTCTGCGACACTCCGGATGGTAAGTTGAGAATAAGGCGATCACCCGCTGCTGCATCTGCCACGCGGTCAAGTTTGATAACGCGACCGTTAACGGCGCTGATGCGGCCGCCCATAACCTTTCCGGATAGCAGCTCGTCTGCCACGGCGATGATGTAGCCCGGCTGCGGAATGTTGCCGTCCAGCCCGACATCAAACGAAACAACGCGATCCTTGTTGTTGGTGAGAATACCCCAGCGCCCCTTTCGGTTCGCTTCTGACTGCCTGGTGCAGCCGATGGCTGTCATTTCCAGCTGATTGAAGCCGTATCGCGCCACCAGCGCCTGCTCAAAAACCGGCTCCATCGCGTCGGCATAAGCATTACCCGGGTCTGACCATGAAACCAGCGCTGTGGTGTAGCGGCTTTTCGTGGTGCTGCTCGAATAGGTGAAGCGTCCGCCAACAACGTTAGCGCGCGTGTAGCTGTAATCAACATCGCGCGGCATGTCAGCCAGGGCCACAATCTGATCCCCGCCCCAGTAGGTCATGCCACGGAAGATAGCGGCAAAATCACGCAGGACTGTGTAGGCGTCGTTCCTGTCCTGAATGTACACGTTGCAGGTATAACGTGGTTCGGTACCGTTGCCCCCTTTGCCGTCTGGTACCATCTGATCACAATACTGAGCAACCTGATAAAGCGTCCATTTATCAATATTCGCAGCGGTCAAACGGTGCCCGAGGCCGAACCGGTCAGAAACAACCAGGTCGTAAAAAATCCACGCAGGGTTATCCGTCCATGCCCACTTAAACGCACCGGTCCATGTACCGCTATAAGTGCGAGTTTCAGGGTCGTAGGTATCTGGAACGCGGATAACGCGGCCGCGCGGTTCGCATGAAATTTGAGGAATAGAGCCGTTGAACTGGCTTGAGTCAAATTCGATGTAGAGCAGCGCGGTGTTCGGGTAGCGCAGTTTGGCGTCAATCACCTCGGTGAAGCTCTGCAGCGTCATCGTGTCGCCGATCTTCGCGCTGTTGGCGTCAGAAGTAATCTTACGCAGGCGTATTGTCCAGGTGCTGCCAGCCTGCGGTAAATCAATACGGTGGCTGCGCTCATAACCAGACGTCGTTTTTCCGGTCACGCTGGTATTGAGTACCGTCTGCCATGTGCCGCCGTCCGTCTGCAGGTCAATCGCATAATTGACCGAGTAACCCACCAGATCGCCGTCGTCCTCCTGTTTGAAAAGCGAGGGCCATTTCAGACGTAGGCGAACTGCTGAAAGCTGCGTATTGGTAAAGGTGCGCGTCCATGCTGTAGCGCTTGATACCTCAGTTCCTACGCTGATTTCGTTTTCGGTACCGGGAATACCCTGAATATATTTTTGCGCCTGCGTTCCCGCGCGAAACTCCCACGTTACGCCGCTGAAGTTTTGGGAGCCGTCAGCATTCTCCAGGGCCGTTCCGTCCAGGTAGATATCTTTGCCGGTTAGCTGACCTGCAAACTCCCCTTCGCCAAGCGCAACGAGGATTTTTGCCTTCGCTACAGATTGCAGATCATCAGGCTGTTCGGTAGGGGTTCGTGAACTGGAGCTGCCGCCCTTGCGGCCCTTTAACACTTTATCTGTAGCCATATTGCGCCCATAAAAAAAGCCACCCGAAGGTGGCCAGAAAAAAGGTTAGTTATCTACTGCTGATCTTCGACATAAATTCCGGCAGAAATAATCGCTCCGCCTATCCGCCGGCGGCCATATAGGAGCGGTACTGGATAGCCTTGCGCCGCGGTGTTTGTTACACCACCGAATGCGTAGGATGCGCGGTTATCTGCGCTTTGTTTGCTTGCCAGACCTGCAGGTTGAGGAGATAGCATTTGGACAACACCTCCCAGCATCATGGCTGCACCGAATTTCGCAGCCCCGTACCCCACCGCTGATAGAGTGCCGCCTGAGAAATAGCCAATGGCTACCCCAACAACGACGAGCACGGCGCCAAGAATTGTCTGTAATACCCCGGCTTTTTTACTTCCGATTACCACCGGGACAATTCGAATAACTTCACCGGTTACCGGAAAACCAAAATCATCCTTTCCGATATTTTTTTTATCTTTAAAAACGGCGTAAGTCAGGCCCCTTGCTTTGCTGGTGATCAGGAATTTCTCCAGCCCGTTTATAGTTTTTGTAAGAGAGTTGATCGCCTCAGCGGTTGTGCGTATTAATCGATGGTGAACCTTTCCGTAGGTTTTACCCAAAACACCGCCAAGCTCAATTCGGGTCATGACCTCTGACATTTTCTTTCTCCATAAAAAAAGCCACCCGAAGGTGGCTTAGCTTATTTTTAACTTTTCAAAGGCATGATCTGGCAGCCGTAGCCCAGTGATCGTTCCATCCTTTTGCGACGGCGTAAACTTTAACATCGCTTCCGCCTGCTTCTGATTTATCGATATTCACCACTGAAAGGGCGCCGAAAATATCGTCTGATGCTGTTATTTTGTAACCTGACTCAGTTGGTATGCTGGAGCTTGAAGATCGAAGCTCCACCCATTTAGGGGCCAGGCATCTGTTAACCTGATCTGCACTCTTTGAAGTGTGCTCAGAAAGAATAGGCTTTTGGGATTCGAGGGAGTTTACAGAGCAGCCAGCCAAACCAATAACTAGCACCAAGAATAGCTTTTTCATTTTCATGCTCCTTTGAAATTTCGTAAAGGTTAGCATAGAGATCTGTGACGTAGAATCTTCATCGTCCTTTCCTGCCAGTAGCCACCATACGGCACGCGCTGGCTCAGATGTCCGTACAGGTGGTGCAGCAGCATATTTCCCTCCAGCAGAATTCCCGCGTGATTCCACTTATCGGCCTGGACCTGCATGATCACCATATCGCCAGGTTTCGGTGGCCCGTCGAATTCACGGAATCCGCACTCATACCAGCAATCCTGATAGAAGTTGTCCGGATAGTCGTTTTCCCACCAGGGATAATCCACCCGGTAATCGTGGAGCTCGATACCATGCGTTTGCAGGAAATAGCTCATTACCAGCCCCCAGCAGTCGAAGTGTCCAAGCACAAACGGACGCTCCAGCAGCGGCAGTTCTCCGCGCGGCTGGATGGTGCGTAAATCCCCCTCCGGCCAGCTCACAATATGCCAGGGTACAAGCGTTGCGTCGCATTGCGCTTTATCCAGCTCGCTCGGTTGCGTTGTGGCGTCAGGGTGACTGTGAACGATGGCGATCACCGTTCCCCAGTCCTCAGCAGCTGCGTAGTCTTCGGGGCAAAGGACAAAATTGTCCTCCGGCGCCGCGGCAAGATTCCGGCACGGGAAATAACGTTCAACGCGGCTTTTCTGCGCCACCACGCCGCAACACTCATGAGGATATTCAGCTGCAGCATGCGCCATAATCGCATCGATGGTTTTCTGACGCATATCAACTCCTGATCAAAGACGTGCCCGGGAAGCCACCAAACGAGAGTTCGTTATTTTCGCCGAATCGGAGTTTGCAGGCCGTCAGCGTGCCGTTGCATTCATCCAGCGACGGATCGCTTACCGGGTTGTTGTTTTTGTCGAAATAGCGGGTGCCGGCATAGTCGCAGCCGTCGCCGGTACGATATTTATTCCGGATGCACCAGGTACACAGGGAATGAAGCTGTCGCGTCGGGATCATTTGCCCCTGCAGATCCATCGGGCTGGACAGAACAAATTCAACGGTTTCACCGGCAAGCTCGCCCGTTTTCCCGTCGATATACCAGACCTGCAGCTTTTCCTGAGTCGGGTCTGCTGTGGGGTTGCCGTCTGCGAAATTTCTGGCATCGAGATATTTCTCTTTTGTGTCGTGAATAGTGACTTTCGCCTGCAGCAGATCGTCATACGCAAGACACAGGGCTGAAATGGAGCTTTCGATGTTCGCAACCGTCAGGGATGGCGTTGCATTGCTCCCACTGGTTGATTTCTCCAGACCTTCCAGTTGATATGGCCAGGCGGCATATTCATTTCCCTGCCACCAGATTGGTTTCGCCGGAAGCTTGGACTCATCCCCACCAGCGGCGATGATTTCCGCTTCTGTGTGGGGAATGCTGTAATTGTGAAAGCGGAGAACGTCCGTTAGCCCAAAGGAAGAACCGTCCACCTCAATCAGACGAACATCGTTTCCGGATTCCAGCTTCTGATAATCTGCGTTTAAGCTCATGGTTTAAATGCCTGGATGAATGTTGCTTCAAGGTTGAATTTCCCCGCGCCAAGCCCGGTGGGTTTATACGTTTCGCAACGATACAAACCCAAAGGTTCGAGCGGTGGCTTCCATTGAAAGGCTTTCGTTCCTTCTTGCCTGTCGAGAAAAGATTTAATGGCAGAAATGTAGGTTTCGTTGCCAGTGAAGTTGAGCGTCCATTGCTGGGTTCTGGTGTTCAATCCATCTCCTGAAACCTGCTCATATCCATCGCCAAACTGGGCTTTTCTGACGCGGAAACTTGTATCAGCCTCCGCGTTAATCCGTGGGCACCAGGTGAAAGTTTCAATGGCCATAATTATCGTGTTCCTTTCATTGCGTTCCAGATGTCGCCGCCGGGACGAATGTCACGCATCACATTCTGCTTATAACGTCGATCAACAAATTCCCCGACCTCGGCACCAAATTGCTCAAGGCCTGGTGAGGCCTGAGTTTGAGTGTTTCCGTTGCCATCGATGGTGATATAAACCTGTGGCGCCGAAGATACAGACTGACCGCCGCCACCTCCGACCGCACGAACGCCGAGAGAACCATCCGGCGCGCGGGTAAGCGGCATGATCGCCTCCGGCCCAGCCTCGCCCATGATTCCGGCCCCGCCTTTTGCGAAAGCGAACATGGTGGGGTTTCTGACGATCCCATTACTGAAAGCGCTCAGAGAGGGGGAGTCATAAACGCCGCCTTTGGCGTTAAACTGGAAGTTCGATCCGTAACTGGAAACCGCCGTACCGGTGCTGGCTGATGCTCCCGCCCCGCCCCCGAAGAAGCTGCCTACACTGCCGATGAGAGAGCCAAAGATGCCAGAACCGGAAGAGGCCCCACCCATCGCGCTAACCACCGCCATCTGCAGAGCCACTTTTTCGATAATCTGCAGGACAGAAATACCCCACGATTTCCAGCTAACCTTATTGCCTTCTAGCATTGAGGTGACGTTACCAAAAGCGCGGTCGAGTGTGGTTTTCACCCCATCAGAAACCGTGCCGGATACGTTACTGATTTCATCAAACCAGTTTGCATAGCCGCGTGATACTCCGGACATCCAATCCGCTTCAGCTGCTGCAATAGCCTTGTATTTCTTATCCAGAGCATCGAGGGCTGCGGCGCGCTGCGCGATGGCCTCGGTACCGCCGTCCGTTTTAGCAAAAACACGGTCGATCTGTTGCGTCTCGTCGAACCGGCTGCGCTGGCGATCGCTCATGCTTGCGGTTTCGGTTGTCAGCGTCGCCTCATCCCTGAACTTTCTGGCCGCTTCAGTTAAATCCTTCAGGGCATCAGCCTGTTCGCGCTGCTTGCGCACGTTCTCGTCGGCTTTTTGCGTCCATTTTGCCAGCTCTGCTGATGATGCCTGGATCGCCCTGCGCTGCTCGTCGGTCCATTTAGTGCCTGCCTGGTGCGATGCCGCGTAAAGCTCGGATGCTTTTTCGCCTTCCGTCGCCCTGACGCGTTGCACATCGATATCCACACTCAGATCGGCCATTTTCCGGGAATACTGTTCGGCGGTGCTGGCCGCTTCACGCTCGGCTTTACTCTGTGCTTTCGAGGCGGCGGTAGAGGTTTTTTTTGCCTCCGCAGCCGCTGCATCTTTTTTGGCTGCCTGATCCTTGTTGTAGATGTACTGGGTGTAAAGTGCTCCCGTCAGCTTCAGGTCTTCTGCTTCATACACGTGCTGCTGATGGAGTTTCTCTAAACCGCTTAGGCTGGCCAGCTCGTTATCTCGGCGTGAGCGCTCCAGTGCGGTTTGCTGTTGAGGCGTTGCGTTCGCCAGTGAAACGACGGGCCCGGCATATTGCGGCGGCTTGGCGCCAGCGGTCGCTGACATTGAGCGGTTAAGCAGGTCATACGCACCTTTCAGGATAGAGACGGCGCCAGCCTGTTCGATAGCCTTTTGCGTGGCCAGATCGCTGGCCTGGTTTACCAGCTTCTGCGTTTGCTCGACTTTTGAGGCTGCCTGTTCGCGCTGGTACTCCAGCTGGTTCAGCTTATCGGTCAGCTCGATATTTTTGGCCGTGATGTCGGCCTGGTCCATGAAAGTGTTAATCAGGGTCAGCGTCGGATGGCGGTTATAGTCCTGCTGGATTTGGTCAACCGCCTTAAGGCTGTCTTTCACCTTCGCGATCTGAGAGTCGAGGTCGGCCAGGTCCTGTTTTTGCGCCTGTAAAGATGTACGGGCATCAGCCGCGGTCGAACGCAGGCCAAGCACCGACATCTGCTGGAGCTTGGTGTTGATCTCGTCGAGGTTGTTGGCAAAACCTACCGCCTCACGGTGCACCTGCTGGGTATGCTGATACAGGCCATACATCGCAGCGCCGGCACCGATAATCACTCCAGGCCAGCCACCGAGAATACCAAGAACGCCACTACCCAAGCGGGACATCACCGAGGCTGTATTGGTGAGGTTATTAACGGCCGAAGTCCTGCCAGCAAGCGCCGTATTCAGTGATGCCTGAGCAGCAGCAAGATTGCGCTCAGCTACAATCTGAGCCTCAATACTCGTCGCCGCTGCACGCGCCTGTTGAGCGCGGTAAACAGCCTGGCGACCAGCAGCAACGCTAACCTGAGCTCCACGGACCTGAGCCTGCGCCAGCGCGACCTCGGCGGCCGTATTAGCGAGGACTGCCCGGGTTGACTGAGCAACGCTGCCGACCATGTTGCCAAAATAACGAGCGAGGCCAACACCAACCAGAAGACCGGCTGTATTTGCCACATCATCGATGTTATTCGCCAGACCATCCAGCACGCCAGAAAGCGTGGATGATGCGCCGACAGCATCATTCGCCCCGCCAACCCATGCGAGAAAGGCGTTTTGCACTTTCTGTGCAGATCCGCTGATGGATGCAGGAAGGGTGTCGAATTCTTTACGGAGGATCTCAACGTTGGTCAGCAGCGGGACGATCTTGTTGGTCGTCAGCTCGCCGTTGTTGGCCATATTTCGCAGGCCACCAACAGTGGTACCCAGCCCATCAGCCAGCAGTTTCGCCAGGCGGCCACCGTTCTCCATGATGGAGTTAAATTCTTCACCTCGCAAAACGCCTGAGCCAAGTGCCTGGCTAAGCTGGGTGATAACAGAACTCGCCTCTTCGGTACTGGCGCCAGACAGCTTCAGTGAGGTTGCTACGGTTTCCGTAACTTTTGCGACGTCAGCAGAAGCGTAACCGGCATCTCGCAGGGACTGCGCAATTCTGCTGTACAGGTTGCTGTTTGCCTCGAGGGATGTTCCGGTGCGCTGGCTAATCTCCATCAGCACGCGCTGGGATTGCACGTAATCCTCACTGGAAGAGGACGCAAGGCGAAGACGCCCATTCAACTGGTTCCACGTGTCGGCAAACTGAATCAGCTGATGCGTGGCAAATGCACCAGCCCACGCACCGGCAAGCCCGGCAGCAGAGGATCGCACGGTTGCAAGCTGAGAATTCAGGTCAGCCAAAGACCGCTGAGTTTCACGCGTGGCCGCTGCAGCTTTTTTCCCGCCCTGTTCCATAGTGCGGTAGTAATCGGTTCCCATGCGGGACGCTCTGGCGATCTCTGACTGGAAAGAAGAAGAGTTCGCCGAAATTTTGATGATTAGCTCGCGCAGCGTTGCCATATTTCACCCATAAAAAAGCCCGCAGCCGCGGGTATCAAAGACTGGACATCCATTCTTCAAGTTCAGAGACTTCAGCGCCTTCTTCCTGCTCACCCCATTTCAGCATCACGTCAGGAATGGTGAATTTCGCGCCCTGAGAGTTCAGCATTGCAACGGAGATCTGCGCCGCCTGAGCATCGGCGCGCCAGTCACCAATCGGACTGATGCGGTCGAACTCGATCCACATTTTGAGCTCGCTGGCGGTCATGGTCTGGCGCAGTTCGTGGAGAGTGCGCCCCAACCGGAGCGCCAGCGACATCAGGAAGAAGGTCAGCGGCTGCTTTACGGCTTTCCCGCTTCTTCCTGGCTCATGCCGAGGTTGAGGGCCTGAGCCAGCAGGCGGGAGTGCACAGGACCATAAATTTTAGATACCTGCTCCTGATCCTCATCGCTGAATACTCGCTCGCCGTTTTCATCCAGCAGAACGTCAATAAACAGAACCACATCAGCCTCTTTGTTACGCAGAAACTTTTCCGCCTCCGTCAGCGTCGGTGCCTCTTCGCCCTCGGCGAGTTGGGGATTAACGATCTCCCGGAATTTCACCCAGGCATCGCCAGAGGGTTCACGCAGCGTTACCTTTGCGCCATCCCATTCAGGGACCGTGATACCTTCTTTGGTGCGGTAGGCTTTCGATGCTGTAAGCGCCACGTTGCGTAATGAATTCTGTGATGTTTTTTGCGGCATTTCATTTTTCTCTTGTTACATGATCGGAGGGATAAAAAAAGCGGCCGAAGCCGCTCAGGAACCAGACGCGTAGATGCGTTTAGGTTTGCCGCGTACACGCAGAGAATAGGTAGCGCCAACAACGGAAGAGGTTGCAGCAGACCATGAGCTCTGGCGTACCTCCACCAGCACGTAGAAACCGTTGCCAGACGGGAATACCACGCGCAGCGCGCGCAGTTCGTCATTTTCGTAAGCGGTCTGCAGTGCCTCCTGTGCTGCTTCATCGCCAACCCAGTTACGGGTAATGCTCATTTCAGCAGGCGCGGCGAGGCCGTTGGTTTGCTCCTGTTCAGTTGAGCACAGCGTGGTTACGTCGATATCCCCTTTCTGCCCGCCGGTGAAGGTGATCTCCTTTGTTGCACAGGCTGCTTCCAGCCAGGTAACACCAGCCCCCGGGAAACCTGAGGCGTTAAAATCCTCGGCGGTTACGGGTGCGTCGGAGACGGCAAAGGTCATCCCCTTTGTGACTTCATACTTACTGGTCATGGTTTCTCCAGTTAAAAAAAAGACCGCCGGAGCGGTCTGTTATGGTGGGTAAAGTTAAACGGTTACCTGAAATTCGAGCGTTGCCCGGTGATAGCGCAGATCAGGCTCATAGCCCGGCGTTTTCACAATGCTTTCCGGCTTCAGCACCTGCAGTGCATCAAGCGCCATATTCCTGATCGTGCGCGCTTCAGCGATGGTGCTAGAATAGACATCAACCTGCACAGAAACGGCAGATTCAGCCTGACCGCAAAGAACGTCTGCGGCCACGTCGGTAATAATCGAGAAAATTACCCATGGCGGAGAGACTGAAGGCTTCCCGTCACTGCCGAGCGGCGCAACGTAGGGATAAACCTGCCCTCCGGCCAGCGGCGCCAGCAGAGGATAGAGATCGTCTTCCGTCATTTGCTTAATGCCTCGTCAATGGCCTGGTTCATGCGTCTGATCGCGACCTCCGTCGCCTGCTCCTGGCGAACATCGAACGCGGGACGAATGAACGGGTGCGGCGGCATGTTAACGGTACCCATTTCGACGAATCGCCAGTAAAAGGCGTTTCTCGGGTCGCTGGCTTTCATGGTGTTATCGCTATTACCGGTTCGCATATTGCGTCCACGAATATGGATGCCGGAAGAAATTTCCCCGCGACGGCGGCTTTTTTGGGTAACCACTACCACGTTTTTTTTCAGTTTCCCGGTACGCACCGGCGCACGGGCGATCACTTCTTCCTTAAGCACTTCGGCACCAGCGCGCGTGGCATCACGCAGAACATTGTTGTTTTCAGCGCGGCTAAGCGCCTCCAGATCCTTTGCGATGTCATTCAGCCCGGAAAAATCGAGGCTCGTCTCAATCATTTTTCAGCTCCCGTTTTGCAAAGAATTTCCAGGCGAGTGCCGGTCGCATTTGCTACAGGAGGACCGATGATATTTAGCACCTGACCTTTATACGGTCCGCTGAGCACTTCCAGACGAGAAGAGGCGTTCAGCTCTGACCTGAATCGCATCCAGACGCGAATGGTTGCCTGCGCCGTTTCCGCGCCGCCTGAAAGCTGCTCTCTGCCGCTTATCCCCTTTACCTCAGCCGGGACCGGGTTGCCACCAGTCCACGATTCAACCGGCTGACCAGATGGATCGCGCGAAGTCGTGAAGGTGAGAATTTTTACCCGGTGCCTGAATCGTCCAGGTTCCATCAGGAGCCCTCCTCAGGTTCAGATTTACCGCGCCAGTTGCGATGGATGAACATCATGCGTTCTGCTGCAGCGTTCTCATATAGCTGTACTTCGCTTTGCGCGGTGCGGTGTTCAAACATGTCAGCAAAGACAAGGAGAACGGCGCCCTTAACGGCTGCAGGAATATCATCTGCAACTTTCCAAGCTGGTTCATCGCACCAACGTATGCAGTAGTCAAAAGCGGCCTGAGCGTACAGGGTGATCAGCTCGTCCCTGTCGTCTTCCTCAAATTCAATCTGCTGCTTAAACAGGCTGAGGCCAATTACATCCAGAACATCTATCGCCATACGTTAAAAGGGCGGGTCACCCCGCCCCCTCCATCATGAGCCAGAAGAGAAACTGCCCTTGATGATTGCCGTCGGGCGATAGTGCGCCAGCGCCAGGCGCTCTTCGCACAGGATGGTCAGCATGTTTTTCACGAAGTTATCGCGGTCTTCACGGCTGACTTCCACGGTGGCATCCATGCGATCCCACACCTGAGAGGCCATATCGAAACCGCCCACCGTAAAGGTACCGGCGGCCTGTGCCTTAGTCGGAACTACCGGCAGCCCCCACATGATGTTGCTGGTAAACGCCTGAGGGCCGCCGAAAATATAACGGCCTTCATTGTCTTTCAGCAGCGCAATGTTGTGCCAGTCGCGCGGGTTCAGGACGATACCGGAAGCGCTAAACTCAGATTCGGTCACCTGATAAATAGCGTGAGCGATAATGTCAGCGCGGGTGTCGCCAGTGGCATTCAGCGAGGTGTCGTAGGCGGTTGCCACTTTGTTCAGACCTTCCAGGTTATCCCCGGTACCGTCGCCGTTCAGCAGCTGGCCTTCTTCCTTCAGCGCCAGACCGTACATGAGGCGGTTGTTGACGTATGACTGCAGCATTGGTGCATCGTCCATAACCTGACGTGACGCCTGTACCCAGTGCGCGATGGTTTTCACGTTCGCGGTCTGCTTGCTGAATGTGATATCCGATTCTGGCTTAAGCGCCTTCTCGGCCACCACATCGGCGTTATTGGTAAACACCTCTTCACGCACATATTCCAGAGCGTTGCTGGAAATGCGGCCCTGAGCCAGCAGGTCACGGATGGTCAGACGGCGCAGGCCAGGCATGATGATACCAGGCATCTGCATAGGCTGGATCAGTGAGCCAGCAGAATCAGCGTCACTGCCGAGAGACTTGTTAAACGTCTTCGCGTCGAAGGTGCCCTGTTTACCGTCCCATGACTTGATGAGCTCTTCCGCAGCACGTTCAGAGAAGGATTTCTTCTCACCAGGATTTTCAGCACCGGAAGCCAGTTTCTGTTCCAGATCGAAGAGACGCGTACCGGATTTAGTCAGTTCTTCCTGCACTTTTGCCAGGTCGGACTGCAGCTGTTTGGAAACCTGGCCCGTGCTTTCGATTTCAGCTTTCTGCGCATCGAACAGCTGGGTCATTTTCTGCTGGGATTCTTCGATTGCTTTTTGAATGAGAGCGAGTTCAGACATAATTAATTACCTAAATTGGAAGGGAAAGATTTAATGCTCTGAAGCAGAGCGTTGATTTGTGCTTCGTTTCCGTCGCCCTCGGACTCGCTCCGAATCGCTGACTTAAACCGGGCTATTAACCCAACTGCCTGTGATTTGGTGAGCCCGACTGAATCCCTCAGCCAGTTCTCCACATCACGAATTGTTTCAATGCCGTCGACACTTTTCATGGCTGCGATGCCAGCCTGTTCGTTGGCGGGGAAAGTGCAGACGCTGATTTCGCGCAGAGCCTGGATATTCTTAAAAATGCGGCCTGTTGGAATTATGGTGTAATCGTCTTTCGCAACGGAAAAGCCAACCGACATACCTTCAACCGTACCGTGCTGCATTGCCGCTTTCAGGTCGGCGGCGCCGCTGTGCCCTGGGGTAAGTTGACCGCGCACATACAGGCCTTTTTCGTCTTCGGCCAGGCTGTCCCATTTACCAACCGGCAGCTCCCACGTCTTGTGGTTGAAAAACATCGCCACTTTGCGGGTCTGGTTCGCCAGTGCGTTCTTAAACGCCCCGGGCAGAATGATGTCGCCATCGGAATCGGTGTTATTAAAAACAGAGGCGTAGCCTTCAAAAATCCCCTGTTTACCGTCACCGGTGAATTTGATTTCTGTCTCGTCGAAGGACAGCGTTTTTACGATCTCAGGCATTACGGCCCCCATAAAAATTAAGCCCCGTTATTACGGGGCTCTTTGTTGGTTCCTAAATCGGTGATCGGCACGTATTGCGACTGGCGCATTGCCACATCGCCACCCGGCAATGGCGGGAGGTTGTCCGTTCGTCGCATCTCGTTGATGGTGCGTAGCCCTGCCTCTCCCATTGCCTTCATAAAGGCAGCGCGGGATGCCGAATCGCCCCTCAGCAGGCCGTCGAGATTGTGCTCAGCATGAATGCGGCCAACATCCTTGGCAGGAATAAGCCACCGCTGAATGCTGTTTTCCCACCGGGAGATATAGGGCTGCAGGGTGTACTGCAGGAAGCCGAGATTCTGCTGCTCGATTCCCGATCCCCAGCTCGTTGACTTCTCGACGTCGCCGACAAGGTGAGGCGGTACGCCAAAGAATCGCGCCAGTTCACTTACCTGAAATTTTCTGGACGCCATCATTTCGGCATCCTGTGGCGTTACGCCAATTGGTGAAGTGGTAAACCCCGCTTCCAGAATCCAGAGGCGTTTTTTTACCGGGCCGCCGGCGATCTCTTTAAAGTTCTCTTCAATCTGGTTTCTCTGCGGCTCTGTGAGAACTTTGTCACCGGTCATGAGGAGTTGAGGCGATTTGGCGCCATTGGCAAAGAAATCTCGCTGCTGATCCTCCATCGCCACCGCCACGCCTGCCGATTTACAGGCAAAAGCTATGGGTGACAGGCCGACCAGCCCGGTGAATCCGAAGCCTTTAAGGTGAAAAATCTCTCTCTGGGAAAAGTTGGCGTATTCGCTGTCGCGTTGATAGCGATAAACCACTTTTTTTCCGACGAGTTTCACATCCATATTGGCAGACTGAAGCGGGAGAAGGCTGATCACGTCACCCGCGCTGTTGCGGTCCACCAGTGCATACGCGTTACCGTAGAAACAGAGCTGCATCGTCATGGCCTCCCTGAATTCCTGGGCGGTCATGTACTGATTCGGTGAGTAGCGCAGCAGTCGCGCCAGCGGATTGCTCAAACCCACTTTTTTGCGGTTGTCATTCTGGTCGGTTTCGAAGACATCAAGCGGTAAGCATGCCGTGAGCGTTGAAATCAGGCTCACGCAGCGCCACACAGTCGAAATTTGTAGTATCCGTTCATCGTTAATGGATGAATCGCCCAGGTGTCCGTGGGCCGAAACTGGCCCCGTCTGTGAGCCCTGATTTGGGGTGACTAAACGCCCGCCGACAAACCAGGACTGCAGCCTTGCCCACCAGCCATTATTGGTAGTCAGGTCAATCGTGTATTTAGGTTCTTCCATCACATGCTCAGCGGTCGGAAAATGAAGTCATCGAAGTCACCACCCTGTTCGGTAACTTCCCCATTAGCAGCACCGACGGACATTGTCATTGCGACCATGCCATCAATACGGCCCGTTGCTTTGGATTTATCGAGCTTGCGGTTGCCAGCAGCATCTTTCACCACCACCGCATTCACAGCACACATCGTTAATACGGGGTGCATGCCATGCCTCACACGCCCGTTAAGCATCAGAGACTCCAGCGTGTCTACAGCAGGCCCCATATCCTTAAAGCCCTGGCCGAACTCGACCAGCGGGAGGCTCAGCCCAATGGCATCGGCATCCTTCCTGAACTGGTCAATGCGCCAGCGGTCAAAAGCCATCGAGGTAAGGTCGAAATCAACGATAATTTCAGCAATATCCGCAACGACGAATGAGTAATCCACCGAAGCGCCTGGCGTGGTGCGCAGCAGCCCCTCTCTCACCCAAACGTCATAGGGTGCGCGGTCCGTTTTGGTTCGCTCTTCAAGAGTCTTTTGCGGTGTCCAGAAGAAGGGGAAAACATCCCAGACACCATCATCTGCTTCACCGGCGATAACCAGCGCCGTTAAGTCGTTCCTGGCTGACAGATCCAGCCCCGCGTACCACTTCCTCGGAGTGTTAATCGGCATCTCTCCGCAAAGCTCCCACACGCTGCGGGAGATAAACGGCGATACGGTAGAAACGCGCTGATTGAGGTTGAGGTTTCGGAAGGTGTTTTCGAAGCTTGGCATTCGGCCAGCTTTCTCGGCCTGGCGCGCCATGTCTTTTTCTGACCTGAATGTTCCCAGCGCCGGGTTCGCAGCAAGCCAGGACTCGCGTTTACTGATATCAGCGTCTTTTGGCGCTTCATAAACGTGGCACACGATGTGCGGATCTTTCGATTTGACAGCATCATCAATCCAGATGCTCAGCAGGTCAGCATCGTTGGCTGCCTGCGTACTGATAACAATCAGCAGCGGGTTTTCATGGGCCCCCTGCGCGGTAGTTATTGCATCGATAAAATCATCCTGCGGCCCCCTAACCTGCCCGGTTTCATCGAGAATGGCCAGAATGGGGGAAAGGCCGTGCGTCGTCTTACCTTCTGCGGATAAAGCCTTGTATTCGACGTTACAGGGCAGGCCGATCAGCTTTTTGCCGCTCGGCGTAATGTGCACTATCTCCTGCAGACTGGGGCTCAGGTTAACCATCTTCACCGCGAGGTTAAAAACGATGGCCGCCTGTTCCCGACTAAGTGCACCGCTGACAATTTGCGTGTTCTGCACCGCTTCTGGTCCCACCAGGTGAGCCAGCAGGATTCCGGCAATTAAGCCTGTCTTCCCGTTTTTTCGTGCGATGCTGAGGATCGCCATATCCGTTCCGGCTGGATTGTCGTAAACCGCCAGGATGAATTCTTTCTGAAAGGGGTCCAGCCTCATTGGCTGGCCGATAAGCTTGCCTTCCGGCACGATGCAATAGCGCTCGATGAACGCTATTACACGCTCACCTCGCGTCATAGTCTTTTATCCGTGCTTGGGAAAGGCGATCAGGTTGTCGTCCTGATTCTGATGCTCGCTTTTCGTGTTTCGTGCATCACGATCATTCTTGTTGCGTTTCTTCTGGTCGCGGCTTTCGCCGTTGGTTGCGTGGGAATGGATCTGCAGGTCACGGCGCTGAGCCAGGATGGTTCGCTGCAGTTCAACAATTTGCTTACGGAGGTCTTTGATTAGCCCTTCGTCTCGCGCCTCACCGCGAACGCGTTCTTCTTTGCGTAAATCCTTGCGTAAAACGGTGATATAGAGCTGGTTATTTGCCAGTTCTACGGCGGCCAGAAGGTCGGCTGGCGTCCAACTGTCCAGAGCTTTCGATCTGATATTGTCATGCCAGAATGGTTCGGCTTTTTTTTCCAAACCTGCATGGGACGGAGGATCGATGGTGTCCACTGCTGCATTTTTCATGGCCTGAACCGCTGCCGCCGAACTGTCGGAACGGGTTCGTTTATCTGCCATATGTCAACACCTTAAAACTAAAAAAATCGGGTTAGCGTTAAAATCAAACTTTGGCGGCGGTCATTTGGGGCAAAGGTTTTGAAGATTTGATCCCCCCCCTGCCCCGATGCGATTCGTTCTCATTTGATTTCATTGCATTTGAAATGATTTCACTCATTCATTATCCGCTTCACTGCATCATCCCAGGACGTCTGTTTATCAACCTGTTCGAGTTTCTGATCGCCTTTCCCGTACTCGGACCACACATGCCCTGAGACGGTCAGTGTCGGTACGTTCTCGCCTACGGTGTGGGAGAACTGGATTGACGTTACGTGCTTCATCTCCACGCCATCAATCGCCAGCTGAACAAACTTACCGTCGCGGTATTCAATGATGAGGTCTTTCATTACGTGCTCCAGTGAGACGCAGGATCGAGCGGGTAGCCGTTGGCATCACAGCCTATTACCGCGCCGCTCTTCTCCATTCTCTGTTTCGTTGAGTCGTGATGCGCTTTGCACAGTGGCTGCCAGTTCTCTTTACTCCAGAACAGGAGCTGTGCTTTCGATATGGCCAGCGGGTTACCTGACTTAAGCGCATCTTTGAGTTTGTGGGGCTCGATATGGTCAACCACCGTTGCCGGGGTAATGCGCCCCTGCTGCTCGCACATCACACATAGTGGGTGCTGCTGCAGGAAACGCAGACGGGCCTTATCCCATCGGCTGCCATATACGCGGGGCTCTTTGTTCATGCCAGTCTCCATGCGCGGCGGCGTTCCGTCCTCGGCTCGTTGTCAGGGTGACGCTCAACCGTCGGGAGGTCAGCGTGATCCACCAGCGAGTAACACGGATAAATTACCCGGCCACCGAATGCCTCACCAACGGCGTAATCAGCTGCCAACGTTTTATTCCATGTGCTGAGCATTCGCGCCAACCTGCCCTGAGGAGGGCTATAACATACGCCGTGAATCAGCTTGCTTAATACGATGTGGTCACAACAGACGCGATCCGCATCCACCAGCATTCCGGCAATCTCTTTCTGATACTGCGGCGGTCGGCCGGTACCGAGATAGAAGCTCAGCATGTCGTCAGGGAAGCGAACCAGCCAGTCAGTTACCTTATCGGTGAACCCCTGCACAGGAAGCGCATCGTCTTCCAGCACCACTACCCGGCATGGTTGGCATGCAGCCCACTCCAGCGCGCGGCGATGATTCCAGTTCGCGCCTTGGTCCCCGTCATCAATAAGCAGATGAGCATTCAGCAACGCGGCAAGACGTTGCGCTCGCCCTAAGCGGGTGTGATGGCCGACCACCACAAACTTTATGTCTTCAGCCACCAGCGTATCTCCAATAAAAAAGCCGCACGATGGCGGCTACTGTCTAAATATCAGGGTGTTACTTCACATTAACCCTGGTTAAGGTAAGCATTCAGCTCGTCAGTGGTGGGACACTGGCGCACTCTGGCACGGAGGAATGGCTGATTACCTCTGATAAGGAAATGAAATGTCTTTTTTGCACAAAAGAATGCATCTGAATCAAGGTGATACCGTTGTTGTAGATTGCTCGCATCAATGCAACATCATGATTCTCACTGATAGTAATTTCAATAATTACAGAAGCGGCAATCGCTTTGAGTACCATGGGGGTTTTTACAAAATGCTCCCTGCTAGAATTACTGCACCACATAGCGGGGAATGGAATGTGGTACTGGATTTAGGCGGCGGAAGTGCCAATGTTCGTCATGGAATCAGCGTCATCAGAGCATAACAATTCGCCTTTAGCCTGACTAAGAGCCTCCTCAAGGGCGGTAATTATTTTTTGCTGTGTGCCGTCCTTTAAGTACCCTCGAGAAGCTATTCCCTCTAACGAATTTGAATCTCTAGCCCAAATAACTTCACCACCATTTTTTATTTCAACTTTCATAGTCAACCCTCGCTATTTATGTTTCCACCAGGCAACATCTTTCCCGATCCCATCAGTTTTGAAAACGGTATGTACCAGAGGGCCGGTGACCAGCCTGTCAGCGAATGACTGCGCGACAATACCGAACGCCAGCATGTCACCCACCGCGGCGCCAGCCTGTTCTTTCTTCCAGAAACGATAACTCTCGATCCGGTAGTAAAGACGGATGATGCCGTGAGCGAACGCCATTACATCAGCGCGGCTGCCACCCAGCAGACCAGCATTAAGCATCACATTATTGCGGTGCGCTTCAATGAACTCCTGATAGATACGCTCAGGATGATTCTGTTTTGCCCAGGTGTCGGCGTAGGTCTTCGGTTCGGAACCGACGTAAACATTCCCGGGCTGCATTTCATCCCATGGCGCGCGCAGCATTTCGACATCGGTACCATCGGTACACCAGACGAACCGGTATTCAGGGTGATCGCGTAAATGCTGCCAAATATGCAGCCAGCGCCGGAAGTAGACATTCATCTTCACGTCAGGGACGCGGTGAAGTTCAACATCTGCCGGGGCTGTCTGCAGTTCATCCACCAGCGCGATACGTCCACACTGCCGGAGTGATGCGGCCCATTTAGCCAGCATGTCAGGCGAGGCCGTCAGTTTGGTACCGCGCTGCGGGTCAGGCTGACTTGTGAGCAGCGTTGTGATTACCACGTCGCGCTGCTGCCGGTATTCAACGTAACCGGTATACCCGGCATCACGCCGTTCGTTGTGGATTTTAACGTTACGTTCCACCAGCGCCTGCCGGTCTGGTTTCGGTACGGAACGCTCTACAGCCTCATGCTCATCGAGTGAATGGATAAACTTTTCTGAACCGACCACATCACTGTAAGCCCAGGTCGTCAGGCCAGCGTTATGGATGCGCAGGGCAAGGTCGCTATGTTCATACATACCGCGACCGTATACCGGATCAAATCCGCCCACCTTCTCGATGGCGCTGCGGTGGTAATAAAGCATCACGCCGCGCTGCCCGGTGTAAGCCACATGCTGATCGTCACGGTAAAGCACCGAAAGGTCATTCAACTTATTGCGGCCAGCCAGATCGAGAAACTGGTAAGCCAGATGTGGTTCGGGTGATTCGATGTAGGGAAGATGCCAGTTATCGGCGATGGGCCAGGCATCATCATCCCATAAAAACAGATGCTCGCACCCGGCATCCATCAGGGCTGACAGGCTGGCGTTCTTCGAGGCAACAATCCCGAGTGATTCATCATGGCGAAGCAGCCGCACGCCGTCGGGAACTACCGCTGCAGGCTTTGAACCGTCATCGATAACCACCACCAGCGCGCCAGCGGGAAGATGCTTCATGTGCTGTTCAAGTGCTCGTTTTAAAACGTCTGCGCGCTGATGCGTCGAAATGGCAATGCCGATCCGTGATGAAACGACGCTGGCGGGAGCATATTGGACACCATCAATAGTGACCTGCATAAAACCTCCCTTCAGATTCCACGCCGTAAGCAATCCCAGATTATGCCACCGGGCAGAAGATTCTTTTTCAGTTCCGCTGACACAGCATCAGAAATCGCTTTTTCCATCTCAGGAGATAGCTTCACGCTGGTCTTAATTTCTGGGCCGATGCCAACATTGATGGCATAGCCTTTTCGAGGGTCAGTCTCAATACGGCCAAACTGAATATTTACAGAACCACCAATGTAACCACCAGCAGGAACACCAAAGCGCGTATCTGCCAGGTGCTTAATGGCAAACTCCTGCCCTTCAGCAGTCAGGAAGGTGAAATAACTTTCCTTCAGATATTCCGTCGCTGTATATCGGGTTACCGCGAACCCCAGTTCGCGAAGCTCAGCAGCTCCAGATTTAGATGGCAGCTCAGCGCATTGCAATGCACCACGAAAGAACAGCGAATACAGAACATCCGTCGCAGCGCCGGATAACGTAATGATTTTTTCACTCATGATTTATTTCCTTTTAGACGTGAGCCTGTCGCACGGCAAATCCGCCGAAAGTTAACGGTTTGCCCAGGCTCACAGCTGAAAGACTTTCTTTGATGTGCGCGTGCGATGCGCATAAAAAAAGCCACCGGCGAATACCAGTGGCCACTTAATTTTTAAACGGATTATTTAGCGAGAATTACATAATCAGAAATTAACTCTGCTTTTTGCGAATACTCTTTTGCCAAGCGCTCAAGCTCACTCGCTTCGAGTTTCCCGGACTGTGAGCTTTTGATGTAAGCGGCAACCTCGGATTCGTGCAGTAGGACATTTGGGTTTTGGGAAATAATTTCTTTTACAGCACTATAAAATATCCCCATATCGATAGGATGCCCTGTATGCCATGTGGAACGAGCAAGCCATTTATCTAAAGCACTAATACCTTTCAACATAAATCCTCCTGTTTGTGTGGAATGCTATCCTCCCACCAAATGGGTTATGTCAAAAATGTTTTTTCCATTATCGCAGGCACTCGGGGAATGCCTGCTGTAATGGCTAGTCCTCAAGTTGAAGGACTCCATGATCTTCTGAACCTGAATAGGCGACCAGACCAGTGTATTCCGGGATAACCTCGCCATCATCGGCTTCAAATGCCGGAATTGTTGCGGTTGTGATGGTGTATTGTGGCTGGCCGTCTTCTTTCGCGAAATTAGCCAGGTCTTCGATTTGTTTGGCGGTGAGAACTACAGTCATGGTCATTCCTCAGTAGTTAAAAGCCCCGCTATTGCGAGGCTCTGGTTTCCTTCTGGCAGTTCGCTTGCCACGCTTTGTTATGCGCCAGGATGTCTTTCTTCGTCTGGCGGTCCATAACGTCAATGTCATGATCGGTCAGGTAGATTGGCTTAACCCAGTCACAGGCGGTATCAACCACCACCGGGACGCTTCCACGTGTCACGCAGCTCGCGATCAACATCGTCGCCAGGCATGCGGTTAACAGTCTGCTGTACATTGCTGGCCTCTTTCGTTGTCTCTACCCGGCGATCTGCTGCTGCGACCGTTGCCGCTGCGTTATCTTCGGTTCGCTGCTGGTCGGCTTTCGCTTCCGCTTTGCTGGTTCCGCGTGAATGACCTAGGCCAAACGCAGCGGCAATAGCAGCAAACACCGCGACAACGAGTCCGGTAATCATCTCAAGCGTCATATAACCACCCGCTCCTTTACCCAGCCATAAACAAACGTTTCGTTCGCGCTGCGCTGTTCTGCAAGCTCAAGATAACGCTGACCCTGGCTACAATTCAGGGCCCGAAGCATAACCAGCTCACCCTCTTTTCCGCGCCGGGAAAGATAGCTTTTTAACGCGCTGATGGTTCGCGGACCAATAAAACCATCTGCAATCAGATCGGGATAGAGCGTGCCCTGAATGTTGAACACGTTCAGCCAACGCTGAAACCATTTGGTCTGCACCGATGGGCCCATGTTTACGCCTGTGTCGCAGAGTTCGGCAGCGATGGCTGGTGATACCTCAGAAACAAGGTCGAAGCGTGGCCCTGTCCAGTAGTCAGCAGTCAGGATATCCAGCGCCTGCTGGCGGGTAAGGTTGCGCATATCACCGTTATAACCGTGTGCGCGAGCTACCGCTTGCGTGATCCCCCAGTTTGTTGGGCCGCCTTTGTCGTCGGGGTGATTAACGTACCCGCCCTCTTTGCCGAGGATGGCATTAAATATTTCGTCTTTGGTCACGTTGTGCTTTCCCCTGCGATTCTTGCGATGTTGCCCCTTGCTCGCCATACGGCAATGCAGACAACGAGATTGACAACCAGCTCTCCGTAGTCGACCTGCACGTAATCACCGTGCCAGATTCGGAAAGCGGTAAACGCTGGAGCGAGGATCAGCCCATACGCCAGAAACTCCATCAGACGGCGGCGCCGTAAGCTCCGCTTCCTGAAGAACATCAGGCGTATGCTGATGAGGATGCATGCAACAGCGTTAATGTTCAGGATCAGTGTTTGCCACGTCATTCTTCCCCCTTCAATCCGGGTAAGTCTCCCGTCTTCGAGCGCTTGAGAACGCGAAGCATGACGGTGACAGAAACCGTTGAGGCCGCCAGCGCGCCAATGGCTGGAGAAACTTTCACGGCAACTGGCGGAGAGAGATGACTTAATGCCGCATTGATAAGCGCTGCGATTATTTCTGATGCTGTTCCAGCGCAGTAAACCCCACCGATAAATGAGATAAGCGCAAACAGTATTTGCTTCCAGAGCTTGTGGTCCTCGCTGCTCAAGACGTAAAGAGCCGCCCCAGCTAGAGAGCAAAGCATTACAGCGGGTGTCGCTTCTGGAAACATCGTCGCGAAGGTGATTCCGGTAGTTCCGGCGGCCACGCCTGCCGTTACCGTTGCAGATATCGGTTCTGCGGACATTTTGCCCCCTCTTATTGCTGTTGATCCTCTCAGAAGGTTGAGGGGAAACAAAAAAGGCCACCGTGAGGTGACCTATATATGATTTAAATTTTTGATTTGGTAAGGATTGATCAGACCGGCAACGCCTTCAGCTTGCCCATGTGATATGTAACAAGGCTGCTTTTGCTGCCATCTTCCCAGACTGTAGAGCTCTCAGTGATCTTCAAAATCACCCAGCCTTTAGAAAGGCCCAAATTGACTTGCTCCACATCCTCTACCGTCCGTACTTCCTGGATTTTACTCAACAAGTTTTCATCTGCGCTCATCAACTGACCCTCAGTTAAAAAACACAACATAACAAACGCATTGAGGAAAAACCTTGCTGGAAATAAAAAAACCCGCGCTGAGGCGGGTTTGATGTCGTGCAGGCGTAATATCCCACGATGGAAAGCATACAGGACATTTTTATGCAAAGTCAACACTAACGCGCAAAAAAGTGTCGCCATTTGCTCCGATAATATTAATAAGTTGTCGCCTTCTCGAATTCTACAGCCGCGTGACGCTCGCCCTGGAGCAGAAGGTCCACCAGCATTTCATAGAAGGGTTTCCAGTTACGTGACCACGAGGACTGATGGAGATCAGGGAGACGCTTCAGAATTGCACGGTGTACCGTCGCCGAGGAGATAGCAGAGAAGCCATTACCAGAGCAACGTTCACACGTTTTGAAAACCGGTGCGCCGCGGTCTTTAGTCGCTTTGCGGTCCAACACTTCGCCTTTACCGCCACACCTGCACCGGGCAAGGATCACTTTCTTTCCTCCGCATGTTCCGCAAACCCTATTCACCAGCTCATTTTTAATCTTCGGGGCCACCACTTCGGCACCGTCGGCGTCGAAAATACCAGGATGTTTAATCACATCCTCATTCGCTGAGAAAAACCCGGTCCCATTGCAGCTGTGACACGTCACGCTGGTAGCCGCCGAACGGGAATAATCAGCAAAGGCAAATTGCGCCAGCATCTGCATACACCATCCGAACTGCCCACCAGCTGCTTTGCGAACATTCTTCGGTGCGACATCCATCGCATATCGCGCCAGCGCCTGAACTGCGAGCTGTTCATCGGTTTTGCTGATTCCTGCTTTACCGAAGAACGCCGCCAGGCCGAAGCGCGCACGGCTGCTGGTGGTGCCAATCGCCGCCATTACATCTGTTCCTGTAAGGCGGTCCGGAGAAGTTCCCTTCACGTCGTCGCCGATATGCATTCCCTGAGGACTAAAATGTTTGAGTGATGCTTCCAGTTTCATGCGCTTGCCCCCGCTGTTTTAATGGTTTTAATAGTCTGCATTGCTGGATTGCCTATCTTTTGCGTATCGTCTGGTTTGAGTTTTCTGCTGTGGCGCCGAACGCTGCTTTGCTAACTCCTGGTCAATTGGCAGGAAGTGCCCGTTATAGAATCGACGGTAAATCGTGCCTAGTTCACCGTTGCGCTGTTTGGTCACGTTAATTTCCGCGATACCTTTCGCTTGAGACTCAGGGTTATAAACTTCGTCGCGGTAAAGCATCATGATCAGATCAGCATCTGCCTCGATCTCACCAGAGTTTTTGAGGTCTGAGTTCATCGGTCGCTTATTGGGCCGCGACTCAACGCCACGAGAAAGCTGGCTCAGTGCAAGCACCGGCGTTTTATTAGATTTAGCCAGACGCTTGAGTCCTTTTGACACCTCACCAACGGCAAGGTCATATCGTGCAGTGCTTTCGATTTTGATGAGTGCCAAGTAATCCACAACCACCAGCGCTATTTCCGGATGCGCCAGTTGTAGGCGGGTAGCTATCTGTTGAATCTGATCTACTGTCAGATCGGTGGAATCAACCATCCAGATACTACGGCCTGTCAGGCGCTCTACACCGTTTGTCAGTCTGGCCCAGTCCTCATCTTCAAAATCAGCAGCCTTTTTCAGGCGCGAAACTGACATGCCGCCGGCAGCAGATACCATTCGCTCTCCGATCTGGATATTTGGCATTTCCATGCTGAAGAACAGCACACCACGGCCCTGCTCAGAAACTTTGTCGATGATATCCAGCGCCAATTCAGTTTTACCCATCGACGGACGCGCAGCGATAAACACCAGGTCTGTTGGTTCAATGCCGCCAGTCTTTGCATCAAGCTCTTCAATACCCGTCATGAGGCTTCTGGCTTCTTCGAGCCCGCGGTTGCGTGCATCTACCCGATCCACTACAGCAGGAAGAATGTCGTCGATGTGAACTGGCTGAACGGTCTTTTCTTCGAGAGAAATTGCGGCAATGCTGTTCTGTGCAGCCCTGAATGCCGATAAAGCCGCATCACCATTGTGAGCACTCCGGAGATCAGCCAGCGCCCTTTCAATCACAGCTTCGGCATCACGAACAGCTGCATTACGCTCCAGCGTGGCAACGTAGGACACAAGCGCCGACTTGGCCCATGCGATACGGCTCGAGTCCATAATGATTGCGCTGTGCTTTGGCATGTTTTCGCAGAGCAGTACAGGATCAATAACGCCAGCTCCACGCGCCTGACGGCAGATCCCAGTATATATTTCCCGATACTGCGGTACCGAGAAAGCGGTGTCCGGCACCCTGGAAAGAATATCCAGTACCTCAGGGTCGGCTCCACGCAGAAAAATTGCGCCGATCACCGCACCTTCCAGATCTTCATTTTTCCAGACAGGAGTCATGCTACAACTCCTGACGCGATGGCACGGAAACTTCCCCAGCCAAATGCCAGACGGTTGCGGCCACCATCGGTAACCCGGTCCACGATTCGCTCACCAATAGTCTCTTTCAGCTGGTCAAATGTGAGATTGCTGATCAGGATTGTTGGCAAAATGCTTTCGTACCGGGCATTGATAATTTCCTGCAGGATGGTCATTTCAGTCGGGCTGCCGAACTGAACGCCCACTTCGTCGATAATCAACAGATCCAGTGAAGCAAAGCGCTCAATGACATCTTCCTCCGTCATTTCAGCATTGTGGCGCCACGTGCTTTTCACCGCTCGGGTTAGCCGCATAACATCAGTGATTTCCACTTTAGCGAGATGATCGCGGATGATGCTTTTCGCCATAGACACTGCCAGGTGGTTTTTGCCGGTACCACAATTTCCTGTCATAACGAGCCCAGTTCCAGCTTTAAGGCGTTCAGGCCAGCTGGTGGCATAACGCTGACAAGCCGCGAGATTTTTGGCGGCATCCTGATTGATGGCCTGGTAGTTATCGAATTCACATGCTTCGAACCGTCTTGCGATCCCAGCATTGTCTATCAGGTCGGCTACTCGCAATGTACGCAGACTGGATTCAATGCCAGCGAGTTCCGCTTTCACACATTCCGGGCATTGGGAGTGCTTAACATTTTCAACGCCTCGATAGGCTTTTCCAGTGAGGGAAATACGCTGATAATCACCATGTTTTTCACAGGCGGCGGCGTGGACGCTCCCTGACTCCCAGCTTCCCCACTGCCACGGTTTTTTGTGTTCCACAGCAAACGCCAGCTCTTCACGAAGCCCTTCGCGCTTTGCCACCAGAGCTTCCCTTTCTTCGCGTTGTTTGATACTCAACATTGTGATTTCTCCTGCTTACCAGTTGCAGTCTGATTGGCCATAGTCTTGTTCACTAAACCCCGAAACCGGCAGTCCACCAGGTCTACCGCTTACCGCACCAGATGGCGCCTGCCATGACTCTTCGAAATGCCGATCGGGACCAAAGAACGTCGCCGCCTGTTTCACGTACTGCGTTCCGGCGCTACCTGTAGCACGGACATAACCTGCATAACGGTTTACACCAGCCAGCATTGCCTCAGTGTTAACACCGTCTTTGATTCGAGCTTTCCAGGCTTTCCAAGCAGCGGCTTTAGAATTACCGCCAGCACGTTTAGGGTATGCCTGCCATGCCCGCTCGAACTCGTTGGAATAGTTCTCTTTGGAAGAGCGATTTTCAGAATGGTTATCAGATGAACCGTTATATTTAGGTTCTATGACTGATTCATTGACTGGTTCAAAAGAGTGACTGATTCTGGGTGCAGCTCCTGCACTACCCCCTAGTGAATCTCCTGCACTATGGGGTGAATCTCCTGCACCAGGTAGTGAACGATTCGCACCCCCCCCTAGTGAATCTCCTGCACTACTGAAATCAAGGCGATATACATTACTTGAGTTACCTTTTGGACCTGGGCGAAGTTCTTTTTTTACCAGGCCGCATTCACATAAAGCATCAATGTGAATCATCACAGATCGCTTACTGATTTCGCACTGATCAGCGATGTGTTGATAGCTCGGCCAGCACTCTCCATGGTCACTAGCGTTATCTGCAAGCTTCAGTAGCACGAGCTTACGCAGTGGATTTCCCACCTTGACCTTCATTGCTTTAACCATCAGTTCCATGCTCATGCGACACCCGCCAACTCATTTTCGTTACTGAATTCAGCCACCAGTAAAGGTTCGCTGACGCAATAATGCCGTGACATGTCACACCTCATTGCCCGGGTGGGGGAAAAGAGTCGGCAAATCAGGACGCAGTTCATGAGGCTTAACAACTCCATTAACTGCGTTTGAGACTGCCACTGCATGGACCGGAGAAACTTTCTTGATCCCCCTGACCCACTTCCAGACCGCTCCTTGCGTAACCCCAACCTTTTTAGCAAGCGAACTTTGCCCACCAGCAACGTACACGGCTTTCGCCATTGGGGATTCAAAAACCTCATCAGTCATAACAAAGCCCTTAGTATTAATATTAAAGATATAAAATAATACCAAAGGAATAATTAATCAAGTATTATCCGCTTGCCATGGTTAATCCTATGGTATTAAATATGCACAGAAATCGGAGATACTTAGATGAACACACTTGCAGAAAGACTAAGGCTGGCGATGGCTCATGCCGGGGCTACTCAAAGTCAGTTAGCGCATAGGGTTGGGGTAAGTCAGGGGGCCATACAAAAACTAACCTCAGGAAAAGCTCAGTCCAGCGGAAAAATCGTGGATATAGCCAAAGCGTTGGATGTAGATCCAATATGGTTAAGCACTGGTGAAGGCAGCATGGGGCCCGCGAAAACTCCAGAACAAAGGATGTTTGGTATTGACCCATGGGATAAGCAAACGCCGCTTGAGGATGATGAGGTAGAGGTGCCTTACTTGAAGGATATCGAGTTCGCATGTGGAGATGGCAGCGCTCTTAATGATGATTACAATGGCAAAAAACTTAGGTTTTCCAAAGCAACATTGCGAAAGGTGGGAGCTAATAGTGATGGTGATGGCGTTCTATGCTTTGCTGCACACGGAAATAGCATGGAGCCAGTGATCGCTGATGGCTCTACTGTTGCCATAAACTGCCATGACAAGCGTATCGTTGATGGTAAAATTTACGGCATCAACCAAGGTGGATGGAAAAGGTTAAAAATCCTCTACAGATCTGGGCCAGATAAGGTGACAATCAGAAGCTATAACTCTGATGAATACCCTGATGAAGAAGTAGACATGGATAGCCTTGAGGTTTTAGGTAGACTGTTTTGGGTATCAACAATCTTCTGATCCGCTTCCAAAAAACCACCAAGCCGACCATAGCGTCGGCTTTTTTATTACTAAAATAATCTTCAATAACAAATACATAAGAAAACTATTATTCTTTTTGTATTAATACCATTGACCTTTAATTAATACTTAAGTATTCTCATTTCATCGGCAAACAACGGAGCCAATGAGATGAACATAACCTCCCAACCAAACCCAGCGAGTAAGGAATTTGATATCCACGCCAAGCTCAAGGCAGCAAATTCGCACTGGAGTTATTTACGAGCTGCGCAACCTCATCAGAATGATTTTGATTACGAATTTAACACCACTTTTATTGACGGTTTGGAATTCGCTATCTACGAACGTGTAGGTAATTATTTTGTTCTGGTTGATTTCTTCAAGTCATATGAAGAAGCATGTGATGATGCTAAAAAAATCATTGATGACCATCCTGACATTAAGAAAATGTTCTCTGCTATTTAACTAACTAATTAACTCAATTAATCATAATTAACATCTTTTAGGGTGGGGGAAAACACACCCTGAGGAAATGAAAATGCAAAATGCTATCGCGATTAATCAGCCAATAAAAACTCCTCAAATGCTGTTCGGTTCAGACAATATTAATGACTTTGGCAACCGCGTTCAAAGCTGCCGGATGGAAGGTGATTCAATGCAGCCGACCATCGAACCATGTGAGATTGTGGCTTTCGTTGATTGCGGTGGACGTGCGCTTACCTCTGGCATTTATGTTTACACAATGGATGCTTTTGGTCGCCCATGCCTTTTCATTAAGAGAATTGAGCCATTAGCTGATGGCTCAATAAAAATAATCTCTGATAACCATCATTACGAAACTTTCACCCTTAATACCGATGAACAGAAAGAAATCAAAATTCACGGTCGTGTGGTCGCTTCTTTGGCTGTGAGGCGCTTTGTATGACTTTCATCATTGATAAATCGGCATATAGAACAGCATGCCTTTATGCGGCCAGCGGTTACGAGGTAATCGCTCGTCTTTATCTTAAAAAAGCATATGGTCGTTAATTATGGGCGTTTTAAAAAGACAGGATATTCAGGAAGTGAATATCAAATCGGAGAAGTTGTCCGGCTTGTCGCAAACATTATTTGAATATCACGACAAGTTAGACAGATTTCAACTCAAAACAATATGCGCTCTGGTTTATGACCTCGCCGCTGAGATTCATGAGTGGACCGAAAAAGAAGAGGAAATAGTTATGAGTTTGGAGGAGGAACAGCGCAATGGATAAATTAATCGAGACATATCGTCGCCGAATTTTAAAGGCTGCGTTATTACGCCACCAGCGTAAAACCGGAAGCACCTGCATCATTATTAATATGCCTAAGGGTGGAATAAACACAGTCGAGTTAACAGAAATTCTTCTCGATGGATTATTGCGGAAATTCGAAAGGCTTGCGATCAGTGAATATGGGAATGTCGAAGGCGTAAAAGCTATTAAAGGAATTTACAGCAGTGCTGTTGATGTAAATGGCAGCGGTGAATTCCTCACAGATAGCGGAAAGGAGTTAATCGACGAGCTCATTTCTGAGCTGGTTGAGTTCGTCAAAAAGCAGAAACCAGTTAATGCGGAGATCGGCAATGGATAACCAACAAACAACGCTCTATCAGGGTGTGCTGATCCCCCGCCCCGTGTTGAACGTGGATCTTCATGTCCTCCCTGATTTTACCGGGCTGGTAGTCGTGCACATCGAGAACGGGAGGGTGATATGCGACCGCCAGCTGTTCGACGACGAGCACATTTGCTCACTGGCCACGTTTATGGAAATGGCGCGCGAAATGGAGCTGAGATTTGAGGAGGTAGCTGGTGGCACTGACAGCGATACGAATTCCTGAATGGGTTCACCTCAAAGCAGCACATGTTTTAAGCCAGTTCAGAGCAAGGCGCATTCACCCCTGCCGTATGCACGGCTCCGGTAATTTGAGTCTCAAGGTTAATCACCGCTGGAGGCTGCTCTCCCGCGATGGCGGAAAGAACTGGGAAGTAATGAGTCACGAACGATACAGCAAAGTTAAGGACCGGAAATGAACGATAAACGCACCGTAAGCATGATTGACCTGGCATTACAGAAACACGATACGCCAGTTGGCCCACTGTTCGTAGCAGTACGCCACGGACGTATAAAAAAATGCTTCACGCGAGATACGGCGATCCGCTATCTGGCGTTCTTTATGACTTCAGAAGCATTTTATCGCTCCGGCTTCGAGCAGCGGCACCCGGATGTGCAGGCAGTCCACCCACTCAATCCAGAGCTGAATTGTTGGCAGCGTGGCGGCGTAACCACCGAGTATTTCATGGCACACCAGCGTTGTGTTCGCCGTCTGCGTCGCATCTTGGCGCGCAAGCGAGAAATGGAGAAATGGTGTGAGAAATGGGACGCGATGCATGACCGATTCGTTAAAGAGGTTGATGCACTGCAGGCCATCAAGCCGAAAGGAGTTCAGTGATGGTTAATTCAGCCTTTACTCCGGAGCCGACATCAACAGGCATCCGTTTTGGTAACCGCGTCATTGGTTATTCCGTCGCGGTTCGCCAGCTCGACAATGGCAACTATGACAAACGAATTCCGGATGGATTAGATCTGCTGGCTTGCATCATGGAAGCGATTGAAAGCGGCTGGTTTACCCCGGGCATCGAGAGCGAAATCATCATTTGGCGCTGGATGCTTGTTGCCGTCTTCATTACCGAGGAGCAGGCAAAGAACGGCACAGTTGAGGTTGCCAACGATTCTGGAGGGTTTGACACCGCAGTTATCTACTCCGGACAGCACGGTTCAATCAGTATTTATCCTGCGCCAGAGCGGTTCGCACTCGCAAGCCATGTGGAAGGGCTAGCCATTGAGAAATATGGCCAGGAACTCGGTCAGCAGATGGCGCTGCGCATGTACCGGGACATGCTAGATACGGACGCTGAGAACGGGCTTCGACTCTCAAAAATGGGGCGGGAGGGTTTAAATCTCCTTCATGACAGCTTCATTGAACAGATTCAGAAAGAAGGCATGCCTGACATGCCGGTTATGCACTGAGGAGGACGAAAGTGAACACTGTAACGATCAATAACAAACAGCTGCCGGCAGTCGAATATCGCGGTCAGCGCGTTGTGACGCTGGCGATGATTGATGAAGTCCACCAGCGACCTGAAGGAACCGCTCGTGCTGCGTTTAACCGCAACCGTTCTCACTTTATCGAAGGGGTGGATTTTCTTGAAATGACTGCGGACGTAATACGTACGGAGTCACTTTCTGATGCCTTTGCCGCGCGCACTGCCAAAGGAATCATTCTTTTCGAGTCTGGTTACCTGATGTTGACGAAGCCGTTTAACGATGATCTTGCCTGGCAGGTTCAGCGCGAACTGGTTAACAGCTATTTCCGCACTCGCGCGCCGCTGACGGAAATCGAGATGATCGCTGCAATGGCCGCCGACGCCGTTCGCCAGCAGAAGCGCCTTAATCATGTTGAAGAGCAGATCGAAACGGTCACAGAAGCTGTGGAGAACATCAAACGCGGGACCATGCGCGCCGGATATGTCGGTTACCGCCAGGTGGTAGCCAAAAGCGGAATGAGTGACGCCAAGTGCCGGAATTTGGTCAATGCCTACCGCATCCCGACAGACACGCACGAATTTATGACTCCAGACGGGCTGTTGTCGCGTAGGGCTATTGTCGAACTGGAGCCGTTTATGGCCGCATTTCGCCAGATGATGTCAGAAGCTGAACCGCGCGGCACCCGCTGGTATCACCCTAAAATGGGCCTGTTCCAGGCGATTGGGTGGGAGGGTTAAGAATGCACAAATTCTTCGTGGAGACAGACAACCTGAACACTATCAGCGATTGCCTGCAGCAGCTTGTTAATGCAGAAGAAGCGCAGCTCAGTATTGAAGAGCAACTGGCGAGATCGAACAGCAGTAGTGACTGGAGTACATGGCGCAAAAAGGCAGAGAACGCGCTGCGGCTGATCAAAGGGAAGCGTCGAATCATCACAGCCCGTCTGGCAGTCCTGCGTCATGAGGAAAAAGAGCGCAACCTGGAGCTGCACCAGCAGCACAACGACTTCCTGGTTCAGGCTCTGCGCGAAATTGTAACGCCCTCCTCTTTTGCGCGTTGCGTGCGTCTGGCTAAAGAGAAAATGGAGGAGATCCATGCAAACCAGTGCTGAAATCGTTCTTCTGGTGCCGAATGACTGGGTTAGCGAAAAGGTTCTGATTGCGGTTACCGGGCTCAAGCCCGGAACCATCACCCGCGCCAGAAAAGAATCCTGGATGCTGGGCCGCGAGTACCTGCACATTTCACCAGATGGTAATCCCAAGCCTTCGAGCGAATGCATGTACAACAGGAAAGCCGTTGATCAGTGGATCGAGGCGCAGAAAAAAAATCAACCAGGTGCGAAGACAGCATGAAAAGCAGTACACTCGTCCACGCTCCTGGACGTCAGGAGGGATCAATGGCTAATGCATCATACCCGACAGGCGTCGAAAACCACGGCGGTTCGCTCCGCATCTGGTTTCTGTATAAAGGTAAACGTGTCAGGGAAAACCTCGGTGTCCCTGACACTGCAAAAAATCGCAAGATAGCTGGTGAGCTGCGTTCTTCGGTTTGTTTTGCGATAAGGATGGGGAATTTTAACTATGCAGAAAAATTCCCAAACTCACCGAACCTTGCCCGGTTCGGTCAGTATAGAAAGGAAATTACTGTGCTGGAGCTTACTGAAAGATGGTCAGAGCTGAAGAGAATGGAGATCAGCTCTAATACCATGAGTAGGTACGAATCCATCATAAAAAACATGCTTCCGCGCATCGGCGAAAATAAAATGGTTTCTGCGGTTACCACTGAAGATTTGCTGTATGTAAGGAAGGAGTTGCTGACGGGCTTCCATGTAATGAAGAAGGATCACCGGACACAGGTAAAAGGCCGGAAGTCTTCCACGGTGAATAATTACATGATGCTGATGGCCGAGATCTTCCAATTTGGAGCTGATAACGGCTACGCAAAGGAAAACCCGTTTAGCGGAATTAACCGTCTCAGGAAGGCAAAAGACGAACCAGATCCACTCACGACAGACGAGTTCATCAGGTTCATTCAGGCATGCGGCCACCAGCAGATGCGAAATCTCTGGACCGTCGCCGTTTATACCGGAATGAGGCATGGGGAATTATGTGGTCTTGCATGGGAAGACATCGATCTCACCGCGGGAACCATTACGGTTAAGCGTAACCTTACCCAAACGTATGAGTTCACCCTGCCAAAAACCGAGGCAGGCACTGACAGGGTGATTTATCTCATACAACCAGCTATTGATGCCCTCAGGAATCAGGCCCAACTGACGCGCCTTGGTCGGCAGCATGAGGTTGAAGTGAATTTGCGTGAATATGGCCAGTCAGTCATACATCCATGCACTTTCGTTTTCAGCCCTCAATGCGTCAAGCGTGGGTCACGAAGAGGATATCATTACGCGGTTAATTCGATTAATAAAATTTGGGGCCCGATAATCAAGCGCGCCGGTATACGGTACCGCAACGCGTATCAGTCACGGCATACCTATGCGTGCTGGTCATTGTCAGCCGGGGCGAACCCAAATTTTATAGCAACTCAGATGGGGCATACCGATGCACAGATGGTTTACAAGGTGTATGGAAAGTGGATGTCAGAGAAGAGCGGCGAACAGGTTAATCTACTCAACAAGGCGCTTTCACACATTGCCCCATCGCTGCCCCAAAGCATGATAGCAGCGCAGTAGAAAACCTTAAATTCAAGTGGTTAGCAGCCCTGTTGCTACATTTGTATAACACGGGGCACAAAATGCCCTCGACCATAAAACGCGCTTATGTTGTGATCGGGGTTCAATAAATCACTAAACAAGGTATACTCCGGAGTTGTTTATTGTACTAAACGCTCC